AGATTATCATGCTAAAGAATTACAGATATATAATAAGATACAAGAATATATTAAAAATCATACTATACAATGGGAACGTTAAATGATCTAATAACAATTGTAGCAATAGCCATGAAGAAAGGAAAATCTTTAGAACCTCTAATAGAAAAATATGGTAATGAAATGATTGCAGATGCTTTAGTATTTATTGAATATAATCAAAGAGAACAAATAGAAATAGAAGAAGATTATGAACATTTGTAACAAATGCCAAGATCCTACTTGGTGTAACGTACAGCAATGCTGTGCAATTAAAGAAGAAATTGACATAGAAAGACTTGAGGATTTAAGACAATCTGAAGCTTTCTATAATCAAGAAGAAGATTAATTATAATCAGTTAAAAGCTCTACAGTAACTGTTTTTACAGATTACTAAATAAAAATAATATGGGAATATTAGATGACGCAGATGCTTATGTAGAGTTTTTAACTAAAAACAGATTGTCAACAAATCAATTCTTATTGTTGTATTTACTTTATACCGAACAGATGTTTAAAATTAACAAAAAGCTAAAGTTCAAAAGTATAGGTAATATATACAAATGGAGTAATGAAGGTACTGGTTGGTCAGAGAATGAGATAGATGATTTAATTTCCAAAGATTATGTGTTTGGTATCAAATCTAGACAAGTAAATGGAGTAGTAAATTATTCCATTGACCAGCTGATACTTACACAAAAGTTCTCGGATTTAATGTTTATAAATGGTAACTTTGCACTAGATGAGATACTAGAGATTTACCCAGATACTATCAGTGTTAACGGTAGTATTTATTTTACAAAAAATGGGGATTTAGATAAAATTGCAATAGATTATTGCAAATTAATCAAAAACAGCATACATAAACACGAAGAAATGAAAGGTATATTAGAATATGCCAAGGAGAAAGGTTTGTGTAATACCCATATTAGTAAGTTTCTAACCAAAGGTACTATAGATAGTATCAAGAAAATGATGGAGGAAAGCTATGATACAGGAAACGATGTTTAAAGAACTGGTTGATAAACTAAAACTAAATAAGAGACTAAAAGATGAGGGTAAAATTACCTCAGTATTGTTTCCATTTAATAGATTATCTAAGTTATTTCCAGGATGGACTAAGTCTAGTTACAGCATTATAACTGCTTCATCAGGTATCGGTAAAACAAAATTAGCAAAGTTTCTATCAGTAACATCTGTCTATGAGTTTGTTAAGAATAAACCAGAGATAGAAAGTAAGATATTTTATTTTGCTCTAGAAGAAACCTCAGAAAGTTTCTGGTTAGGTATCATATCTACTTTACTGTTTGAAAAGTATCAAATATCTTTATCTCCAAATCAATTAAAATCATTAGGTGAGTTCTATTTAACAGATGATGTTCTGCAGAAAGTAGAAAATTGTAAAGATTTAATTGAAGACATGCAGAAATATATCGAAGTAGTAGACTATATATTTAATCCTTATGGGATTTACAAATATGTAGCTGATTATTTTGCTAATCCTGCTATAGGACATGAAGAATTTGATGTAGCTCATGCAGAAAAAGTATCCAAAAGATATGTATACACTAATCCAAACCTGTGGGTATTTGTAATTACAGATCATATTAGTTTACTTACTCCAGAAAAAGGTGAATCACTTCACGAAGCAATGGGTAGGTTTAGTAAACACTTTTGTTTAAAAGGTTTTACTAAGAAGTATGGTTGTGTAACTATTAATATTCAACAGCAAGAAGCATCTAAAGAAAAAGCAGAGTATTACCAAGGTATTTCTATAGAAGAAAAGTTGGAACCATCATTAGATGGTTTAGCTAATAACAAAGAAACCCAACGTGATGCTGACTTAGTCTTAGGATTATTTGCACCAGAAAGATATGGTATTAAAAGACACAGAGGCTATGATGTAGGTAAATTAAAAAATAAATATCGTAGCATTAAGTTCTTAAAGGATAGGAATAATGGTTTAATTAATTTCTATATCGGTACCTACTTTAACGGTGCAACTAATTACTTTGAGGAATTACCACCGGCAGTTGACATGACGGAACAAGATTATAATAAATATATAAATTAAATGGCACAAGAAATATTAATTATTGGCCAATCAGGTACCGGTAAGAGTACCTCATTGACAGAACTAGACAGTACCACTACTGCTATCATTAATCCAGCTAAAAAAGCTTTACCTTTTAAAGGTTTCAAAAGCAAATACAAAGAAATTTGAATATATCAAACGTGCTAAAGAAACAGGTTTTCAGAAGTTTACTGATATAGGTGTTAATTACTCTAACATCATAACTAAAGGTTGTGGTCTTAGAGAAAACATTAATTTTATTGTTATGATGCACCCAGAAGTAGACACTGATGCATTGGGTAATAAGATTATCAAAGCAAAATCGGTAGGTAAGCTAGTAGATCAATATTTAAATATAGAAGGTATGTTTAGTATTGTGCTTTACACCAAAGTTATCAAACTAGAGAAAGGATTAGACTATGTATTTATTACCCAAAATGATGGTAGTAATACAGGTAAATCTCCAAGAGGAATGTTTGATGCATTAGAAATTAAAAATGATTTATCATTTGTAATTAAGAAAATTGAAGAATATAATAACTAAAAAAAATGACACAAGTAAAGATTAACAGAACAGATTTTATTGCAGACGTAAATGCAGAAATGACTAGAGCTGAATTAAAAGCTAAGTACGGAGTACCAGTTTCAGTAATTAATGATTGGGCTAAAGCCTTAGAATTAACTATCAAGATTAAGAAAGCTCCTAAGTATGTATTAGTTGATGAAGATACAGTAGAAAACATAGTAGTTGAAGCTGAAGTAGGTCAAGAACAAGAAGAAATAGTATTTGAAGCAGGATTTTAATAAACAATTTAAAGATAAAAGAATATGTACGGAACTACAGACAAAATCGAATTAAAAGAAAGCAATAGCTTTAACCCAGGTATTAACCAAAATGTAACTATTAGAAGTCAATTTAGAAGTCCTAGAAAAGACAATAGTGGTGATCCAGTATTATGTATTGATATTGAAGGTCCTACTGGTCAGAAACTTACAGTTACAGAATGGGCACAAGATACAGAAGATAAAATGAAGAACCAATTAGTTCGTCTACGTAGATGGGTTAAAGAGGTAACAGGAACAGATACGTTTCCTACTCAATTTGCTTCTTATGAAGATATGGCTAGTAAATTTACTGCAGCTGTAAACAATAAAGATACCTTATTGGAAATCAAATTAGTTTATGGTAGCAAAGGTTATTTAGAAATGCCTAAGTATGATGGTTGTGTTAGAGCTATGAGTAATCCTACTCGTTTAGTACTATCATCTAGTGAAGCAGCTAAAACAACTAAGCCTACAGCTACTCCTACTGATACATCAATGATGGATGGTATGGATATAAGCACAACTGACGAATTACCATTTTAATCTAAACATGGAGGTATATTATATTTCCATGATCCAGCTTGGAAACAAACATATACATGTATTAATGTAGTAATGCACAATGAAAATTGTAACTATTACAAAGCATTAAATGCAGTATATGATTTGTTTTTTAGCAACCGTACAGTTAGTAACTATGTAGTTATTAGACCTAAAGAAGAACATAAGCCTAAAGATATAAAAGTAACTATTCAACCATTTAGTAGAATAGACATAGAATATCTAAAGAGTTATGGGATTACAGGAGAATTTTGTAAAAAAGCAAAATGGTTTTCAATAAAACATTATTGGATAAATGATGTAATGTTGTATACGTATAGTAATTATAATCCTTGCATTGGTTATTACTTCAAAGGTAAGTGGAAACTTTACTTTTATAAGAATAGAGAATGGAGATTTTTAAGTAATACTAGTAAATTAGATGTTCAAGGTTATGACATGTTACCAGAATCAGGTGATTTATTAGTTATTACTAAGTCTTTTAAAGATGTAGGTACGTTATATGAACAAGGTATATGTGCTGTAGCACCTCAAGCAGAAAGTATATTAATTTCAGAAGAAGTTATTATTGATTTAAAACTTAGGTTTAAGAATGTATATACTCTTATGGATTACGATAATACCGGAATACATTTAGCTTGGAAAATGAGAAAGCTATATAACATAAAACCATTCTTTTTTACAGATAAACTCTGGAATAGAAAGAAAGGATATTTAGGTGCCAAAGACATAAGTGACTATCGGAACTTATATGGATTTCAAAAAACAAAACAATTAATAGAGCAGCTTTTATAGCTGCTCTTTTTATTTATAAACTATGCAACAAAACTTAATAGTAGATATAAACAAGTTAACCAAGAAGATATTAATCAATGATATATTCTATGGTTTGTTTCTATCTACAATAGAAAAAAGAGAAAATAAAGATATTCCACTAGCTGCAGTAAGTGTAAACAAATCTACTATGGATTTTGCCTTACTAATTAATCCAGATGAGTGGTTTAAGCATGCAGAAGAAATTAGATATGGTGTATTGTTGCATGAAGCACAACATCTATGTCAATTCCATCTAATTACTATGGATATGTATCCTAATAGTAAAATGGATAATGTAGCATGTGACTTAGACATTAATCAGAGAATAGGTAAAGCTAATTTACCATCCTGGGGAATATTCTTAGAAGACTTTCAACAAAAACACCCTAACTTAAATTGGAAAGAACATGCAGGTAGACATCATTACTATACTGAGTTAAGTAAACTATCTGAAGAAGAACAAGAAAAGATGGGTATTAGTGATAATGCTGAACATATCTGGATAGTAATTGACGGTGATGGTAACAAAGTAGATAATCTTACTGAAGGTGAGAAAGAAGCTTTACGAGTACAAATTGAACATACTATAGAAAACATAGCTGAAGAGATTAAAAAGTCTCAAGGTACCGTACCTGCAGAAATAGATCAATTAATATCAGGATTTGTTAAACCTAAACCAGCATTTAACTATAGTAAATACATAAGAAACTTTGTAGGTAATTCAACTAAGTTTTTTATTAAATCAAGTAAAGTTAAAGAAAACCAAAGATTTCCTGGTCAACCAAAAATAGTACTAAAGCCTCTAAACAAGATGTTAATACTAATAGATGAATCAGGGTCAGTGTCAGAAAATGAATTATATGACTTTTTAAATGAGATATACCATTTACAAAAGAAAACCGATATAGAAATTAGAGCTTTTGATACAAGAGTATCTGAAATAGTAAAATATAAAGGTAATAATGAGTTTCCTAGAACACAGTGTGGTGGTACAAGTTTTACAGCAGCTGTAGATTATTTTAACGAATCCAAATATCAATCGTGTATTATCTTTACTGATGGTCATGCTGAAGAACCACCTAAATGTAACAAAAGATTACTATGGGTAATTAGCTCTAATGGTACTGAACACAGTATACAAGATCATGCACAATGGATTAAAATTCCAACAAACAATTAAAAATGGAAGAAGAATTTCAAGACTTACTAAACATATCAGAATTTAGTTTAGGAGATGGTGATTGTAATTTAATATCTAGAGAAATGTTTAAACAATATATGGCAGATAAAAACCTAAAAGGTAATCTTGCTATAGATGATTTATATGATTTAGTAATAAATAAACAACCCATATTAGTGTATGAAGATGATAATATAGAATTAATTAGAAGTTTTAAAGAATACAAACAAAAAATATTAAACAATGGCAAGAAAGACAACAACTTATAAACCAAACGAAACTTACAAAATGTTAGTAGATGTAGTAAAAGCTAACGATGAGATTATGAATAATGGTGGAAATCCCATTAGTGTAAGTTTAATCGGAGAACGTGGTATTGGTAAAACTACTTTATGTAGAGATTTAGCAAAAGATTTAGGTAGAGATTTATACAAATTAAATCTAGCTCAGTTAACAGAACCATCAGAATTAATAGGTTATTACAGTAAAGAATATCAAGTAATAAATGCTAAGAATGAAGTAAGATGGATTACTGAAAACTTATTACCTAAAGCAGCAGAGAATGGCTTTAGATATACTAATAAAACTAGAACTATTCCATGTCCTCCAGACTGGGTAACTAATTTACAAGATAATGGTATCTTATTATTAGATGACTATAGCAGGAGCAATAGTTTGTTTAGTCAAGCTGTAATGGAATTAGTTAACGAGGGTACTATGATTGGCTGGGATTTGAAAGAAAAGAAAGTACAGATATTATTGTCAGAAAATCCTGATAATGGTGAATACAATGTAGCTAGTCAAGACGGTGCTCAGACAGATCGTATGGCTAAAATTAATATGGTATGGGATGCTCAAGATTGGGCAGAAAGAGCAGAAAAAGTTGGTTTAGACGAGAGGTTAATAAACTTTGTATTATGGGCACCAGAACTATTAGAGAATAAAAAGTCTGAAGGTATCAGTGCTAGTAACAATGTATCTCCTCGTATGATGGATAAGTTTTTTAACTTAGTATCTACTATTGATGAGTTTGAAAAGCATCTTGATAAGATTTCTATGTTTGGTGATATTACCGTAGGTAGTAACATTACAAGTCAACTAATCAATTTCGTAAATAAGAAGTTAGATAAACTACCTTCAATAGAAAAGTTATTAAGAGAATATGATTTACCTACAGCTAAAGCTCAGTTAACAGGAGTTTGTGGTGATTCAGAACAAGATGCTTCTAATTGGAGAGGTGCAACAGCAGCTATTCTATGTACAAGGATGTACAACTATGTAAGATATAATGCTAAAGGTTTGTCTAAGGATAATATTAAGCAGTATCTTGAGTTAGTGTTACATCCTAGTTTTTCAGTAGACCAAAAGTTCTTAATGGTTAAACAAACAATCTCTTGTGGTAATAACTTTACTGGTTTATTAGTATCAGATCCAAGATTTATTAAATACATGACAACATAATGAGAATAATTAAAACAGTAAACGGTGCTATTTATATAAACCAAGCATTAAAAGATTATGTAAATAATATTTGGGCTACTTTTAACAAAGAAATACCAAATGATAAAAACATATTCTTTTTAAAGAATACTACTATACCTAGAATTATAACTGATTACTCTGGAAAAAACATATCCAGAGTAATTAAAAAAGAAAAGGCAGAGTATTGTATAATTAAAAAGTTTGATATTACCAACTACCCAATATATTATGATGCACTTACTAATAGTATAACTGAAGTAGAAACAAATGATGTTGTTTATA